GCATTTAGAGTAAATAATAGAAAAGAATTTTTTCATATTAGCTTGGAAGAAGCAAAAGATAATATTATATTAATTGGTAATAAATTTAAATAAAATGAATATAACACAAGAACAAATGGATCAAGATAACGTAAAATCAGAATTAATTAATGATTTGGTAGCAACTTCAACAGTAATGGATGAAATGTGGAGATACCACCCGGAAAATCCAAATAAAAAAGATATTGTTAAAGAATATAAAATTTTAAAACAAATTCAGAGCGATATTGAATCTGAATTAGCAGATCTGGGTAGATAGTACATATTTATAATTAAATACTATTAATGATAGATAAAAATAAAATATTTAAATTATTTGTAGATGGGAAAGAAATCAATGGTGAAAAAACCAATGAAGAAATCCAAGAGTTTATGAATGGGCCATATGCCAAAATAGGAATGTTTGTTAAACTTATCCAAAATCATGAAGTATTCCATAAAAAATTAGAAAAATTTCTTAAACAAGAACAACCTGATTATAATGTGGAATCTACTAAAGAAGCATCTGAGTATACTGTGTATTATAGGGCTTGGCATTACATTAAAGGTATTGATGTTAATAAAAATGAAGATATCGATGCTATTGTTAATTTCAATCCCTTAACATTTAATAAAACTTTAGATGGCGCTCTTAATTTTTTTGAAAGCTATGAAGAATATGAAAAATGCGCACATATATACAAAATAAAAGAAATATTAAAAGAATATTCAGAATAATTAGGTTACCCAAAAATCCATTCGTACATTTGAAATACAGGTTTTGAGAAAAAAAGGGGATAGAAATAAAGGTTTAAAAAGGGATGAAAAATTTACCCCGTATAAAATTACACATATGAGAAATAGAGAATTAATTAATAGAAAATTAGAAACGTTAGACCATGTTCTAATTAATCTTCAAAGGATTGTAAATACCAATGAACCAGTTCAAACTTATAAAAAAGGTATTGAAAAGGGTCAAGATATCATTGAAGAAATTAGATCTATGATTGAAAGAGAACCAAGAGTTAATGAGTAAGTTTAATTAACTAACATTAAAATAAAAGTTATGAAATTATCAGCAGAACAAATCCAAGCAAACTGGGTTGAATTTAATACCAATATTGAAACTTATATTACTGGAGATCGTAAACAACGTTTACTTGATTTTTATAGTAAATATGAAGATCGTATTATATTAATGCCAGCATCCCATAAGAAAGAATACCATTCAGCATTCCCAGGTGGTTATGTAGATCACGTTAATAGAGTAGTAAAAGCAGCTTTGTCCATATCCGCTGTATGGGAAGGATTTGGGTGTGATATGACGACATTTACCCAGGAAGAACTGGTATTTTCGGCGATTAACCATGATTTAGGTAAAATGGGAGATGAAGAACATGAATCTTATATCCCTCAGACTGATCAATGGAGACGTGATAAATTAGGTGAAGAATATATGCACAATAAAAAAATTGCATTTGCTGCTGTACCAGATCGTGGGTTATTTTTACTACAGTCACATGATATCAAATATACATTTAATGAAATGTTAGCTATCCAGACACATGATGGTTTATATGATTCAGCTAATGAGAAATATTTAAAATCATTCATGCCCGAAACAAAACCTCGCACATCTCTACCATTCATTTTGCATCAAGCTGATATGATGGCCGCACGTATTGAATTTGAAATTGAATGGCTTCCAAAGTTTTCACAAAATAGCGTGGCTGCGCCAAAAAAGAATTATACATTGAGTGGAAATATAAAATCATCCAAACAAAAAGCACTCAATAGTGTTTCTAGTCCAGGATTAAAGAATATGTTAGACAGTTTATGATATTAATTTTTACAATTATATTGGGTATTATGGTCGTTATCTTAGGATATACGACCTTTAACCTTTTACGTAACAATGAAAAGGCTGAAGATATAATATTTTCTCAAAATACATTTATTGATAAAATAGATGAACATATTTCTTTCTCTAGTGATCGTCTAAAACAAATTGACCAAAAGGGTTCATTTAAAAGTGATGATGAAATAGGATGGTTTTTTAATGAAATTAAAATAATCCAAAATGATTTATCACAATTTAAAAAAGACAATACTTAATGGCTGAAGTTAGGAAAAGAAGAAAAAAAAGTAAAAATTATTTTACTCAAGATACAGAAGATGCTATAGTATTATATAATAACACAGAATGTTCTGAAACTAGATCTAAAATATATGAACGTGAAATACATTTCGCGTTTTTTAAGCTTACACAAAATATTATTCATACTTTTAAATTTTATCATACTGATGTTGAAAATCTAGAACATTTACAGCATGAAATAATCACATTTTTACTATCCAAGATACATTTATTTGATCCTAGCAGAGGGGCCAAAGCATATTCTTATTTTGGTACTATAGTTAAACGTTGGTTAATATTATATAATACAAAAAATTATAACAAAAAAGTAAAAAAGGTTGATGTAGATGTTCTTACAGGAGAAAACTCAACACATACTTACTCCCAAGGTGATGAAAAAATAAAAAGTGATTTAGATAAATATGTTGATATTTTTGTAAACCATGTCTCAGAAAATATTTATGAACTCTTTCCAAAGAAAAATGATGCCCAAATTGCGGATGCTATTTTAGAATTATTTCGTAAAAGAGAAACTCTAGAGGTATTTAATAAAAAGGCACTTTATATCTATATTCGTGAAATGGTGGATGTAAAAACTCCTAAAATTACTAAAATAGCTGATAAGCTTTATGATATATTTAAACAACAATATATCTTTTTCTTAGAAAATGGTTACGCCCGATTTTAAATCCTATTTATATTCATATTTATAACAAAATTATATTATGGGATCATTAGACAGTGTTGTATTCGGGAAGAAAAAATTCTCTAATATCTTAGAAGAAATATACAACAATCAAAAGAAAAAAGAAAAACAAATATCAGGTTTAATATCTGAATTAAAACCATTAATAAACGACATTGGTGATGCAACTTTAATTGTACCCCTTATCAAAGAATACATGGATATTGGTGTTCGTAACGATGAACAACTAATTAAAATGGCTACCATAGTACAGCGTGCGCTTAATAATAGTTCTAGCGAGGATGCATTGGGTATTACCGATGAGGAAAAACAACAATTAATGGAAGAGTTAGATAAGCTTAATACAAATTTCGAAGAAAAAAAAGATGGCAAATAAATATGGGTTCTCCAGTATAAATCAACAATTAAATGTTAGTAGCACTCCTGATTCTGTTTTAAAGAATCAAGTTCACATCCTCTCGCAGAATATAATATCTGGTAGAGTAACAGATATTATTCTTGATAGTAATTACCCTAATTTTTTTGATTTAGGTGGTTGGTATTCTGTAGGGACTATATTTTTTGAATCCGTAGGTGGAGCAGATTTAGATTCTAATTATAATAATACTGCTTTACCCCTATTACCATATTTAAAAAATTACCCATTAGTAAATGAATTAGTATTACTTTTTCAACTTCCTGACACTAATATAGGATCTAACAGTGACACTAAAAAATATTATTATTTAAATCCTATTGCCCTTTGGAACAACCAACACATGAATGGTTATCCAAATTTATTAAAAAAATCAACAACTCAATCTACCCAAAACAAATCATACCAAGAAATGTCTGGTGGGCAAACTTCAAAATCTACAGATGAAGAAGTTGATTATCAATTTAACTCCCCAAAAGTTGGTGGTACCTTTGCTGAAAGAAGTAATATACACCCCCTCTTATCTTATGCCGGAGATATAATTATGGAAGGCAGATGGGGTAATTCTATTAGATTTGGTAGTACTGTAAAAGTAGATAGTAATAATTGGTCGGGAAATGGTGAAAATGGTGAACCTATTATTATACTTAGAAATGGTCAATCACCTGAATCAAGTGATGAAGGATGGGTTCCTGTAGTTGAAGATATAAATAAAGATTTAAGTTCAATATATTTAACTTCTAACCAAACAATCCCTTTAAAAACAGATATAACCTCAAATCCAACATTATCTAACCCACCCGAAGCTATTACAGCATATAGTGGCAGTCAGGTAATGCTTAATTCTGACAGGTTAGTATTTAATTCTAAGGCGGATAGTATTATATTTAATTCACAAAAAACTATATCTCTTACATCTATTCAATCATTAGGTTTATATTCCCAAGATGGGGATATAATCTTACAATCAGGTAGGGCAAATATAAGGTTAGGAGATGCTAATGCTAACCAATCTATTATATTAGGTGATAATTTTATAGAAGACTTTCAAGATCTTCTAAAAAAATTAAGAAACTTATGCCAATTACTTACAGGAGAACCTAAATTATATATAAGTGGGGGAGCAGCAAGTTCGGTTAAAACTACTATAAATTTAATGTTAGATAACCTTGATAGTTATACTTCTAAAATTGTAAAATCTATCTAAAATGACAGAAAAAGCACTACTTGCCTTAGCCTCAAAAGAACTATTATCAGATAAAGGTAAAAAATTATTAGGGGACAAAATAAATATTAAAGAAATAACAAATAGAATATCTTCTTTATCTAGTAAATTTAATATTGATTTAACCACTTTAGCAACTGCAGCCTCGGCATCAGCAGTTGCCATAGCATCAAAAGAGTCTGATAAAGTAGATAAAACTAAAACTGCTAAAGAAAGAATAAATGATAAAAAAGAGTCTGTTAAAACCACTAAAAAGAGTTTAATTGATAAGGCTAAAAAAGAAATAATTCGTTTAAAAGCTAAATTAAAAAGCGAAATACCTATTATAGAAGAATTTGAAATTACGGGTAGAATATTTGATAAGATAACGGGTAAGGTATTACAAGGAGTTAAAGTAGAACTTGGAGTTAGTATGGGTGAAGTTGAAGTTAGTACCCCTGAAAATGTAGCATTAGAAAACCCCACTAATGTACCAGTAGAATTAGTTACCCCAATTCCTAATTTTGATTTTAATGCTGGAGTTTATGCCCCTATCCCGGGTCAAAATACTATAACCGATAAGCAAGGTAGTTTTTCAATTAAAGTAAAACTTCCTATAATTCCAAAAAACCAAAAAACCCCACTTAAATTAGGATTATTATATACTAAATCTGGGTTTGTACCTTCTAGTGCCCCTATAATTAATGGTGATCAAACTATTAAATCTAACCTTCAAGCTTCAAGTTTAATTAATCTTGATAAAGCAGCCAAAAATATATCTAAAGAATATAATGATACCGTTGATGAAGCCCAAAAGTTAGTAAAAGCAATAGCTATGAATCCTAAATTATTAGTCATTTCTGCTTCAAAAATTGCAATCGATGTGTTAGTAGGTATTATTAAAACTAAAACTATTCCTATGGCTGTAGGAATATTAATAGCCTTCGGTATATCAAAACTATCTCAGTCAAATAGAAAAACATGCCCTACTCCTGAGGAATTAGAAGAACTTATTAGAAAAAGAAATAGATTAGTAAGACAACTTAATCAAATATTTGCTAAAATAGTAGCAAGTACGGCATTAGCTATTGCCTTTAAAACATTATCCGCAACATTAAAAGGTGTTAGTATATCTTTAGACGCAATTCCCTTACCTCAAGCTATAGGTACACCACCAGCTAAAGATTTTGGTGGTTTAATATTTGCACAACCTTATTCTACTACAGCTAAATTAAGAACCCTTACTTTACAAATAAAAGAATTATCAGAAAGTTCTGATGAATTAAGTAAGGCAACCTTAGTAGCATTAGTATTTTTAATCGCGGCCGCAGCTACTGTAATAATTTTACTAAATGGTTTAGATAAATTAATGCAAGAATGTGCTGAAGAAAATGGGGTTACACAAGTAGAATTAACTACTATTAACCAAGAATTATTGGATTTAACTGAAGAACAAGAAGAAGATGGAAATCCTATTATAAAAAATATTAATGGTTTTACTATGGCTGTAGTAACAGATGATAAGAATCCTGTAGGTAGTTTAAAAAGAAGATATGCTGTTGCTAAAAATAACCAAGGTGTAGTCCAATTAAAAGGTGAACCCTCATTTAGTGCATCAGACCAAATACTAATTGATGAACTTGTATTTTATATACAACAAAACGATTTAAAAGCATTCTAGTTTAATATTTATAATAAATCAATACAACATGAAATTAAGTCAATTAAAAACCATTGTAAAAGAGGCCGTAAAAGAGGCTATACAAGAGGAAATGAAAGACATTCTTATTGAGGCCGTTCGTGCTCCTAAACAAACAGTTTATGAACATAACGTAGGTACTCCTACAACAAATGTAGCAACACCAACTCCGATGTCAACTGATAGTAGAATAGCTATGAGAGAAAACATACAAAATGTTTTAGGAGGTATGATGCCTGGAGCAAATGGTACATTATCTGCTACATCAGCCGATATACCTTTACAAGTAGGAAGCGGAGATACAACATCCCCTAATGGTAGTTTACCAAATGGGAATGTAAGTATGGATCAAATAATGGGTTTAATGAGTAGTAAAGGATAATATATGGCATTTGGAGCAAGACAAATATACCCTAATGATTTACGACCTAGTGTCGGAATTGGTGTTAATTTACCATTTAGTGGTCCTACTGCCTTTACTCCAAATTATCAAACTAGAGATTCTATAAAAAATAATTTAATTAATTATTTATTAACAAACCCGGGTGAAAGGATTGAAAATCCCCAATTTGGTGCTGGTTTAAGAATTTATATATTCTCCCAAATATCAAATGGTAACCTTGCATTTATTCAAGAAGATTTACAAGAAAAAATAAAAAATAATTTTCCTGATATTTCTCTTAAATCTGTAGAGGTTTTACAAAGTATAAATTCAAATACTATACAAGTAAATATAAACTATAGTATACCAAACACGGGAATAAATGATACTCTAGAATTAAATTTTAACTAATGGCAGTACAAAATAAAGACATAACATATATTAATAAGGACTTTAATGATATTAGAGCCCAACTTATTAATTTTTCTCAAACATATTTTCCTAACACATATACCGATTTTAGCCCTGCTTCACCCGGTATGATGTTTATAGAACAGGCATCTTACGTTTCAGATGTATTATCTTTTTACTTAGATAACCAAATACAAGAAACTTATTTACAATATGCTAGGCAATTTGATAATCTATATGATCTTGCTTATATGTTTAGTTATAAACCTAAAGTAACTGGTTTAGCCGTTGTAGATGTGGATGTATATCAACAAGTACCTTCTAAAGTTGTAGGTTCTCAAACAGTACCTGATTTTGGTTATGCCCTAGAAATCCCAGAAAACACATCGGTTTCTTCAAGAAATGGTACTAGATTTAATATACAAGAACCAATTGATTTCTCAGTTTCTTCTTCAATAGACCCTACAGTAACTACAATTTCCCAAATATCTTTAGGAGAACCAACTTATTATTTATTAAAAAAGACCAGAAAAGCAGTTTCAGGTACTATAACTTCTACTAATTTTACTTTAGGTAATTATACTGCATATCCAACTGTAGAACTTAATGTATCCAATATTTCTAATATAATAGATATATTAGATTCTGATGGTAATAGATATTATGAAGTAGATTATTTAGCACAAGATTTAGTATATGACAGTATTAAAAATACTAACACTAATGACCCCAATAATTACCAAGATGGGGATACACCTTATATCCTAAAAACAAAATCAGTAAACAGAAGATTTACAACTAGGTTTATAAATGAAAGTACATTACAAATACAATTTGGATCAGGAAAACCTCTTCAAACTGATGAAGAAGTTACCCCAAACCCAGATAATGTAGGTCTAGGTTTACCATTTGAACAAAATAAACTAACAACAGCTTATTCGCCTACCAACTTCATATTTACAAATACTTATGGTGTTGCTCCTTCAAATACGACTTTAACTGTAAGATATTTAGCAGGTGGTGGTGTTATATCTAATATAGATGCAAATACCCTAAATACTATAGATTCATCAACAGTTAAATTCTTAAACCCAGGATTAAACAATAATGTTACAGCCGATTTTGTATTTAATTCTTTAGCAGTTAATAACCCCATAGCAGCTAGTGGAGGAGGTGGAGGAGATACTATAGAAGAAATTAGACAAAATTCATTATCTAATTTTAACACTCAACAAAGAAATGTTACAGCAGATGATTATTTAATTAGAGCTTTAAGTATGCCTTCTAAATATGGGATAGTATCTAAGGCATTTACAGCTAAGGCATCAACCAAAGACCCAGATGTTATTTTAGATTTATACATCCTGACTCAAGATTCTAATGGTAAATTAACTAAATCATCAAATGCTATAAAAAATAACTTAAAATCCTATATAAATCAATATAGAATGATAGGTGATTCTGTAAATATTAAAGATGCCTTTATAGTTAATATAGGCTGTGAGTTTGATATAATAACTCTACCTAATTATAATAATAGTGAAGTATTAACCAATTGTATATCTGCAGTAAAAAATTATTTTGAATTGCGTAGATGGCAAATTAATCAACCTATTATATTAAGAGAAATTACTTTATTATTAGATGGAATCCCTGGGGTTCAAACAATTGCTAATATAGATATAACAAACAAAGCAGGAACAACTAATGGGTATTCAGAATATGCTTATAGTATCCAAGGAGCAACACAAGGAGGAGTTATTTACCCTTCATTAGATCCTAGCATATTTGAAATTAAATTTCCTAATGATGATATAAAAGGAAGAATAGTATCTTTAGGTACATCTACTTTTAATTACGGTGGATATTAAAAAATAAAACATGGCAGTATATAAATTATTTCCCTTACAAGACGCATCATTATATGCATTTTACCCCTTTATGAATACAGGGATAGATTCTATAATCGAAGTAGGTAACTTAAATGTTAATATAAATCCTGTACCACAGGTTTTTAGATATTTAATAGAATTTGATCAGGATCAAATCAATAGTGTTATACAAAATACCGTTGGTAGTGATATTTCTTTTTCAAGTACTTTAAAAGCATATGTAGCTAATGCTCAGGGTGTTATATTTGATACTGAATTAGAAATATACCCTATATCAGGTTCTTGGAATAATGGTAGTGGTACATACTTAGATTCACCTTCTACTACAAACGGTGTTAGTTGGAAAGCCCAAAACTTTTCAGGATCAGCTACTTCAGGTGCAAAATATTGGGATGTAGATATCCCATCACTTTCAACATATGTAACTGCTTCTTGGCAAACAGGAACCCCAGGTGGTGGAACCTGGTTTACGGGTTCAACAGATACTAATAACCCTAATATTGAGGTTACCCAATCATTTAAGCTAAGATCAGATAAAGACCTAAATGCTGATGTATCAGATATAGTAAATGTGTGGTATTCAAGCTCTAACAACATTGGAGGATTTACTGATATACAAAATAATGGTTTTATAGTAAAATGGGAAGATGCTATTGAATTTAGTGTTGCGGATGCTATTCAACCTATAATGCAATTTTACTCAGTGGATACCAATACAATATATCCACCTGTATTAGAAATAAAATGGGATGATTCTAGTTTTGTAACTGGATCTCTTCCAGCATTATCAACATCAG